TATTCAAACAGCGCGACCGGCTTTTGCGTCGGGTGCAAGCCCCGCTCGCAGTTGATTTGTAGCAGATTCCGAGGATATCCGGTCACATATCGCAGCGAGTCCCTACCGAGAGTGCTGTCTTTGTAGATGCCGTCCGTTTCGCGTTTGCCTTTTGTAACTATCGGCTTTTCGAGATGCTTGATGCCTTGCGGGTTGTATGTTGGTGCTTTTTTGTAAAAAACACAAACATCCTCGATGCAGCGCATCGGCTGATATTTTGCAAAGGTAAATCCGGTCGGCATATTTTTCTGCCAATACCAGCAGTAGCGGAAAAATCGGCGGCAGCTGTTAATGACGTCGGTCGTAAACGGCTGTGCGGCCGTAAGCACCACAGCACCGTTGTCTTTCAGAATCCGCCAATACTGCGACCACAAAAGGCCAAAGTCCAGCGCGTTATCCCACGCGCAGTCCGTCATACCGTATGGTAGATCGCAAAGAATCATATCAATGCTGTTGTCAGGATAGATTTTCATCCCGGCGATACCATCGCCGGGAAATATCTTGTCTAAGTACTCCAAGTTACACTTCCTCCAGTGATTCAAAAAATCCGGAATTCCGCGCTTTTCGCTTATCAGAGTACTCTACAATACCCATTATAGGCTCAAGTTGGTCCCCTTTGTGCACTCTTTTATTTTTGCTCGCGGTCGAGGATGCAAAAGAATTTGTGGCGGAGATTATAAAACTGCCTGCGCCCGCTCGGCACCGGCATATATTCATACGGCGTCCCCTGCGTGACGTTCTTGAGCAACGGTGTTATCAGTCCGACATCAGAGCCGCAGGCAAGCTTCACGCACCGCTCAATTAGCGCGACATCTTTCTTTTCCCGCTCCCGGCTTTCTGCCCTTTTCGCCGTCGGATCAGAGCAGCCCGAAGCGGACGGCATCCCGGATGGAGCTGCCGCCGATAAAGCATATGTATCTTTTGCCCGCTCCTTTTTTCGTGGATACTGCAGGCAGAAATATTTCAGCTCCCGATACCGCTCGCGGGGAATATCATATTTTTTCGGCAAATCTTTATCTCTCGGCATTGTTACACCTCCCCCTTCATAAAGCAACCCCAAAATGTTTTACTGTTTTTCCCAGAGTGATGTCCGAATAAAGGTTTACATCCAATTGCCTGCCATACCTCCGTCGCCGGGATTTGTATTTCCGACCATTTAAAAATTAAAACTCCGTTTGGTCGTAAAACGCGCATACATTCGGCAAAGCCGTCCTTTATCATCTGTGGCCATTGGTCATCAAGTTTCCCGTACTTTTTGACCAGCCACGAAGTTTCCCCAGCCTGCCGCAAATGAGGCGGGTCGAAAACCACGAGATAGAAAGATTCATCATCAAATGGCATTTTTGTAAAGTCTGCAACTACATCCGGATCTACGGTTAATCTTCTTTCAGACATTCCATCTTTCGACCTCCAAAACAGAGTTTCAAATTCTTGTCTTTTGTCCATATACACAGTCGCAGGATGCTGTTTGTTAAACCAAATACTGCGACCGCCACAAGTTGCGTCAAGGATTTTCTTTGTTTCCTCAATTGTCATGGTCGTCACCCGCACTCATCTTGTTTATCTCTTCCCTTCGTCGCGAAACTTGACACATTTACAAGGCTTTAAAAAGCTGACATCCGTCAGCAGTTTTTCCTTTTTCTCGGTCGATTCGGCGGCTCGTCCTCGGGCTCTTTTATGTATTTAAAACACATATATCCGAATCTGTTTTGAATGCACTCCACAAGGCGATAGCCTTTCGGGGCGATTGGCGGGCTGTCCGGGCTGTAGCTCCGGAGCGCGACCTTTGCGTCCTCGCTGTCAGGCTGCCGCATGTTGCGGGTTGATAAATATCTATGTTTAGTGCCCTGCTCGGGCGTCCAATGGTCAAATAAGTAATTGGCAAGACCTGTGTAATCGCAACCGTGGTCTATATTGTTATAATAGTTGTGTCGGCGCAGGTGCTCGATCTGCACGATGTCGCCGTAAATCCACTGCGCTTTGATGATCTCTTCCGGCACGCCGTCGGAGACCATGTGGAAATGTATTCTTTTTGTGTTTCTGCCGCGTCCCATATAAAGGTTGATTTTCGCTTCCGGGCACGCGTATTGTAGTCTGCGTTTATATAATGTACGCAACCGGCGCGCCTCGCCCCAGTCGTGCACTTCGTGGTCATTGTCAAATGTAAGAGTCGAATATAGGGAAGTCGGCGAAAAGTTCTCGTTGAACACTCGCGCGTGCTTCCGCCTTGCGATCATCAGATTGTGGCGCTCGCGCTCCTCGTCCGTGCGGAGCACCGGCTTGTACTGCGCTTTTGCGACATTGGCGGTGCGGTCAGAAACCGTGTAGACTTCCTGCTCGCAAACCGCGCCGGAAAATATTCGTTTCTTGACTCGCACCGCTTTTCACATCCTCATTTCAAATTTTCGTATTTTACCGAACTCATCGACGAAAGCTCGTCGAGATATCCGACAGTGTTCTCCGTCAGCACCCGCGTTGTGCTGATTGGGATAATCGCCATCACAAAGAATCCGGCTTTCGCCGCAAAGAACGCGCCGGCCGCGGTCTGACGGTAGTACAGCTCGAACTCGTCCACATCAAGCGGCTCGAGATATTTTGACTCGACAAACTCTATTCCGGCCGAAGTCTTATATGGTATATAGTCGTAAGAGCCTATCCGCAGAGATATCGGCAGAGGATCGCAGCGCTCTTCTCCGTCAAATTCGTCTTTGACCATCTTCAAAAACGCTTCCGGCGGCTCGGCGGTGTATCGCTGCACGATTTTGTCCGCCTGCGTCGGTGTGATATCGAAAGATGTCATAAGCGAGTCGATTGAAAACACCGGGCAGTCGTTAAGATAGTAGGCGGCGAGGCCGTCGCCGAGCATCTGCGTTGTCATATCGTACAGCGATATGTGCTTATTCGCCTTGCACAGACTTATAATTTTTTTGATTTTCATAAAAAGTTCCTTTCTGCTTTATTAAATCGATGTCATCCGCCCGCACGTTCCAGTCCTTTTTTGCCTCATCGCGCTCGTCGACGCCCACCAAAAGCCCACCGTCGGAATTGATTTGAAGTTCAAATTTATATTTTTTCGGAATGGAAGCTCCACATTCTTGACATTTGATGCAGAACACCCAGCCTCTAATCGCGCCCCTTTCGGTGGACGCTGTCGCCACATATTTTGCCGGTGCTCCGCAAAACGGGCACCTTCTCAATGGCTCTCTTTGCGACTCAAACTCAAACATCGTAAGCACCTCCGTTTTTCGAGGTAAAAGGGTTCGTTATCCATTGTTATTCCTCCATCGGTTCGTTCCAACATTCCTTGTTCCAACATTCATCGCATTCTAACACTGGACACTCTCCGCCGTAAATTCTTTCTCTGCATACAAACGGGGTTCCATCTGAGTTGCTCCGCGCTTTCGGGAACTTCTCAAAGAAGTCCTGCGCGTATGTTTTCTTCGGCTGTTCGTCGCTCCATTTTTGCACAGTTTCGATTGCCGTTTTAATATCCCTATCACGGATTTTTGAATACGTGAGCTTGCAAAGCCCAAACATCGGGCAGTCCTCTTTATTAGCCGCATTAGCCACGCACTCATCACGTGAGCCACAAAGTCTTTTGAGTTCGTGTAAAAAGTTTATTGTTTTGCTGCAATCCATTTTTAAATCTCCTTTACTGTTATTTCTGTTCACGGGTTTTCTTTGTCATAGCTCCCGAAGAGCTGAAGCTCAACATTTGAAAAGCTGTCATCTTCTGCCTTGTGCGGATCCGCGCCCCTCGGGGACTATCTCTCCGCAACAAACACATCTGTCTGCATTAGCCATTTTCAACCCTCCTATTCCATGCTTTGATTTCTTGTTCTTTGGTTGAGTGCATTTCGGCGAAAGAACTGCACACGCAAGCTCCCACTGCTCTTGATATTGGTAAAATAAAATATTCGCCGCAAGCATATCCGATTTCGGGCACTTCGCCGCACTGCGGGCACGGCTTTAAATCAAGCATCGTAAGCACCTCCGTTGCAGGCGTATTCTTTCAGCGCGGCGGCGGCTTGCGCCATAACGCTCTCGATGCACGCGCTCGACACGACTTCGCCGTCGTTATACGCCGGGCAGACCTGGCATGCGCCCTCTTTGCCGGATCCGCAAATCTCCGCCGCTTCTATAAGCTGTTCAAGCGTCAGGGTTTTCACAGTTTTCAACCTCCTTTGCCAGTCCGCATTTCAGCGGGCTGTTATAACAAGGATTTTTACAAGTGCCGATTTTCTGACACTGGAAACAGCAGTAATTCCCGCGACGGTGATCGCAGTTAAAATGTGTGCACATCAGGATTCCGGCTTTCTTTTTATTCATCGTCCGCCGCCTCCATTTCCTCGTTCCAGCAAGCTTTACACGGCGCCGGACCCGCTCCGGCTACAGCGGAGTACTGGCAACTCCCGCCGTAGCAGTTGACGCGGCACATCCTCGGCACACCTTCTTTATCCGGCTTTGCTTCCGGGAACTTCTCGAAAAAGTCTTGCGCATAGGTTTTTCGCGGGTTCTCTCTGCTCCATTTATGTAAATTTTCAATCGCATATTCAATATCCTTTCGCGAAAGGGTTGGAACCCCTTTTTCACAAAACTCATACAAAGGACATCTATCGATTATGCCAAGCTTGCAATCCCTGCGCGAGGCGCAGAGCCTATGCGTTTCAACAAAAAAATCTATCGTTTTACTGCAATCCATACTCATTCTCCTTTCAGCAGTTCATGCTCGCCGCTCTGAAGCTGAAGCTCCGTCTCAGACATCTCATAGCCCAACTCGCAAAGGAACTCATAAATTCTGTCAAGGCTTTGGTCCCCTCTGTATTTAGGTGCTGATTTAGCGTTGTTTGATGCATACCATCCGGCGGTATAGTAGCCATTATTCTCATTGTCTCCGGCAAGCGCATACGCAACAACTATCGACGCACGCTTGTCCTCGGCGATAAACTGCCGCCATTTCGGCGCATCCACATAATGCTCTTTTTCGTCTGCTCCGATCTCGGAATTGATATATGCTCTGTCATATGTACAATAGTCCGTTATCTCGCAACCCGCAAACATCACAAGCCACTTGATGATTGTTTCTTTATGTTTTTCGACTGCAGTAAAGTTCTTGACAAAGTTTACGCGGCACTCATACGCCGTTTTTGTCAGGCGCATTAATTCGCGGTTGGCGCTGTCTATACGCAGCTCGCATTCCGATTTTTCTTCTTTCTTTTTTGATGCTTTGGCTTTCTTCCGCATAAGGTACACCGTGCCATAGGATATTTCCCAAAAAAGTTCCTCTTTGTTTTTGGGCTTTTTAAAAGTTCCTTCTTTCCAGTCTGCAATCTCACACCGTTCAATCCAGTCATAGGCGGAGCTGTAAATTTGGTTTTTTACGGCTTTTGCGCCGATTGCCTTTAGCTCAGCTTTGACAAGTGGCGTTTTCTCGGCTTCAATCTGCCGCCTCTTCGCGCGAGTAAGGCTGAACTCAAACTCGCGTGTTCCGACAACTTTCAGCAGCTCGCGGCGCTCTTTTTCGTCTTTTATGTCCGCTATCTGCACATAGTTCTCGAGCGTTCCGCCGCGCTCCACCGCCTGCTGCATCTGCTCTGTAGGCAAAGTAGCTATCTTCAGGCGCTTGCGCACAGTCGTTTCGGCGAAGCCGGTCTTTTCGACAATCTCGGCAACCGGCACGCCGAGGTTAAACATCATCTGCATACCTTGCGCTTGTTCATAGACTGTCAGATCTGACCGCTGCATATTTTCCAAAAGCATGGTAGACAGCTGCGTTTTATAGTCCATTTCGATCACGGCACAGGGAACCTCAGTCAGTCCCGCCTGCTTTGCGGCTGCGAGTCGTCTGTGCCCGATGATAACGGTATACATGCCGTTTTCGGCCGGAACGACCGTCAGGTTCTGCAGGATACCGCGCGCTTTGATGGATTCCGCCAGCTCGGTGACATCGCCGATATTTTTCCTCGGGTTGTCCGGGTGTTCTTTAAGTTTCGTTACATCGATGTTAGTTATCATGATTTTTTCTCCTTTATACCCGGTTTCAGCAATTTAATAACCTCGTCTGACAGGCTGCAAAATTCGTCTTTGTCTATGCCGACAATGATGAATGTTCCGACAAAATCGCAGCCGCAAAATCTGCAGTTGTGCGGCAGTCCTAACAGTTTGCCTTCTTCGTTGCAGATAATGACGACGTCCGTCGATATCGTGACGGTTTCGATATAACCGCCAACCGTTCTCTGTAGGTTCTCCAGCGTGTTTGATATCCACACCACTCTTGCAGGTTTTCCCGGGTCTTTTACTATGACCTTAATCTTTTCCGCGCTGATATCGTCGGTGATAAGGTCGTCAATTATGTACTGCGCAATCCGCTTTTGATTCGAGCCGCCCTTTTCGCTCTCGGCGTCGATTTTGGCTATTGCCTTTTTCATCAGTTCTGTCATTTTTTTATTTCTCCTTTAAATCGTGTTGATGTCGAGTTAGCTCGCGAAAAATTGCGTCCTAATTTTCGGCAACACCTCTGTCGAGTTAGCTCGCCGAAAGTTGCATACTAATTTCAGATTGCCGCGCTGAAAATTAGCTCGCAAAAAATTGCGTCCTATTTTTCAGCAACACCTCTGTCGAGTTAGCTCGCTGAAAATTGCATACTAATTTCAGATTGCC